GCAAGCACGGTGGACACGTTCCACGGGTTGCCTTCCTTGGTGAAAATCTGAGCCAGCTGGGTCTTGATGTCCTGCCAGACGCCGAGCACCAAACCGGACTTCACGAACATCAGGCAGTTGCGGACTGCGGCCGATTCCACCAGCGGCAGCCGCTCCATGACGATGATGTTGCAGCCGTAGAGACGGGTGACTGTACCGTTCTCCACGACGCCGCCATTGCGGTTGAACTCGCTGGACACAACCTGCGACTGCTTGAGAAGGTCGGCTTCCTGGAAGGAACCGATGACGAGGGTTACGCCTTCACGCTCGATGTCCACATGATTCTTGCGCATGATGCGCCGGCCTTCGATGATCTTGGCGACCAGAAGGCCCGATCCCGTTCCGCCGAAATCCTCGTCCACCGTGTATTTGGTGTCGTCGAAGGTTTCGTTGGAGAGCGAGTTGGCGTCGGTGCCGATCTGATTGGTGCCGAAGGCGCCGGTGACAATCGCGTCGTCGAAAGCGCGGTTACAGGCACTTGCCCACGAACTGACCGTCTCGCCCTTGGGGTCGATTTCGGTCTTGAGCAAGTCGAAAGTGTCGATGAGCGTGTCGCCGACATAATCGGTCGGGGCAACCCAGCGCCGGGTGTAGTAGTTGGCGTCGTAATTCTTGTCCGAGAAGCGGCCGGAAACGGCCTTCATCTGGACGGGCTCGATTTGCTGAATCGGGGACATGAGCTTGGCGCCCGTAATCCCCTGTTCGCGCACCGCGCCGCGAATCTTGGTTGTCTCTTGCTGAAGCGCCATTTCGAGCGCCAGCGAGAATTTGGTTTGGGCTAGGGCAATTTCGTATGCGTCGGCCACGGGTGTAATCCCTCTTGGTCAGGTTCAAAGCGATTTGCTTTGGCCGTGTCCCAAGAGGGGGGCCGGAGTTCTGTCTTTCGACAGCTTCCAGCGGCGCTTGCGCGGTCCCGCGCCCGAATCACTATCGGGCCTGACGAATCATGTCAGTCTGTGGTGTTTGTTGTCAACCCCGCCTTTTGGCGTGCTCGGGAAGCAGCCCGGTTTTCTTTCCGCGATCGGCCGAGACAAATTCATGGGCGACGGACTTGGGCGGAGGTTCCTTGCCCTCCGCCTTCAGTTTCGCACGGCCCTTTGCGGAATCCGCCATGTGCATATACCGGGATTGCGCCTGTGATGTACTGGGCATGGTTACGTTCCCCTTGGCGTAATCATTTCGGCGAGCGCGTTGTACTGTTCGGTCGCGGCAACATCGCCACGGCGGACCTTGGCACCGAAACTGTCGGGGCCTTTTTCGCTCATCAGTTCTTTCACCTTGGCGGTTGCCTGTTCGGGCGTCATCAGTCCCGTCCCGCCCGGCGCCTGATTGGCGATGAACCGACCTTCGCCGGTTTGCTGGCCGAGCTTCAGGAAGCCGTCCATCACTTTTGATGCGCCAATGGTCTTCTGCAAGGTTTGCAGCATGTCCGGGGTAAAGCCAAACTTCGTCATTGCCTGCTTGGCGATGAACAGGAAGGCGTCGTGGTTTGGTCCCCATGCCGCTTCGATGGCGCGGATTTCTTCGGAGAGCTTCGCCTGATCCACAACCGTGCGCGCTTCGTCGATCTTCTGAATGTACGCGGCCTGGTCCTTGGCGATCGACGCGGCCTGGTCCTTGGTGAGGTTGGCTTTGAACGCTGCGGCCCGCAGATGCGCGGCATAATCGGCGTCCAGTTCGGTGCCGTCAGGGAATTTCACGTCCTTGTAGTCGTAGTCATCGGCTTTCGCGGGTCGGCCGAGTTTTTCATGGAAGGCCGCGATTTCCTCCGGCGTTGCATCGGGTTTCGGCCGGATCACAATGCGATCCTTGTCCGGCGTTCCCGTCAGGCGGGAAATCATCTGGGTTGCTTCGCGGTGGCCCTTGTAGAAATCGTGCGCCGCTTCCAGTGCGGATTTCTTGTCGAGGCCGCGCGTCTGCAATGTGCCGACGAACTCTGCATCGGTCTTCATGGTGTCGAACCATGGCGCCGCATTCGATGCTGCGGCCTGTGCCGTCGCGGCTGCTGCTGCCGCTGCCTGTGCTGCTGCTGCGCCGGTATCGCCAGTGGCGGCGGCGGTTCCTGTCTGACTCATGATTTCTCCTTATTTCGTGATGTGTTTCACGGCCCACATGACCGCTTCTTCAATCTTGGTTTTGGCAATCGAAATTTCACGCGACGGGTTCTGTGCATCGCAATGTATATAAAACTGCTGCCCAAGGTCTTTGAACGCTTTCAGATTTTCTTTTTCGTCGGCGTTCAGTTCTCGGTATGTCTGCCGCATAACGTCGCTCAAGATCGATTCTCCTTCTGCTGCCGAATGCCGGAATAGCACTCGAACAGTTCTTCGGTGGTGAGATTCAAGTGGCGCTGGATGCGACGAAACACCTTCTGCATCCCGTTCCACTCGCCGAGTTTGTAGAGGTCGCTGTGCGGGCAATCCTCATTGACATGACAGAAACGGGCGAGGTCCATCAGGATCGTGTCCGTCGCCCGGTTGGGAAATTTCAGTTGATAACTGCGGCGGCGCCAGTCGAGGAATTGCAGCGTGTTTTCATAAGCGGCCTTCAGCCACTCTTGGCGTTCGTTCAGTTGACTCATGCGGTCGGCTGTCCGCCTGGCTGCTGATTGATCCGCCCGCCTGCTTTCTGAACAACGGCCTGCGCTTTCAGCATGGCGGCCTGTGCGGGCAATGCCTGTACGTCCTGTTCCTGCTGCTTGGCTTTTGCGCGGGCCTGTACGAGCGCATCCATTTCGTCGGGGCTTGCCATCCACGATTCGGGGACGGACTGAATATCGGCAATCGCGGGCCATGCGCGTTTGAAGGCGAACGGGTCCATGTGCGAGGGATCGCCGGTCTGGCCGGCGACTTCGAGGGCGGATTCCACCGTGCGCAAAAAGCCTGCCGCATCGCCAGCACGGGCCGCCTTGAACAAGGGGCTGGTATAGATGACTTTGTACTGTCCACCTGCCTCGCGCAGAAGCGGCGGCATGGGCGGCAGCAGCATCAAGTCGTCCGCAAGGTCAACTTCGCGTTCGATCATCGCGCCGAGATATTCCGGTGCCACCGACCCCGCCATCGGGGCGAGAAAGATTCCCTTCTGGTTGATGAGTTCGACAACCTGTGTCGCGGTCATCTGCGGATTTTCGACCAGAGCGGAAAAAATCGTGGTCAGGAACGCTTCGCCGATGATGGCGCGTTCCTCGTCCATCATTTCCTTGGTGATCTGGATGGAGCCGTATTCGAGCGGCGAAACCAGCGGCTTGCCGTCTGGGCCCATGCCGCCCTTCATGTAGGTGCCGGGGCGCAGCGACGGATCGACAAGGCCGTCGTCGGGGCCAAGCAGAATAGGGTCGGCTGTACGGTGGCCGACCTTCAGATACATCGTCTTTTCGGCGTTGAGGGTTTTCAGCGCCGGGAGAATCAGTTGCGCCGGACCGTCCGCATACGGGTCTTCGGGGTTTTGCAGATAACGCGCATAGGGCAGCGGGAATGTACGATAGCCGCCGATGTTGGAGGCCGCGCCCTTTGGCGTCAGCAGTTGTTTTGTCGTGAGCGAAATGTAGTAGCTGCGGAACGGCATGGCCTCGGCGTCTTTGCGGCCTGGTTCGTATTCGCTGTTCGGGCAGACGCAATGCAGAAAATCGAACGGGGCCTGCGAGTTCTTTTCCAGCGCGGTTTGCAGTTGTTCGGGAATTTTCTCGAACGCGCAGGACGCCTGAAACGCGGTGAGCCGAAACCAGCGGTCGAATCCGACGACACGGCCCTGATGGTTTGTCTCGATGTACACCTGACCGAGCGGGATTGCCGAATAGCGAACGCCTCTGGCGGGGTTTCCGCGTGCGTCGATTTCGCGGTCCACAAACAGCGGGCCGTTGCCGAACGCGCCGAGCATCTGCCAGATGACCTGATTGTTCCGGCGAAACGCGGCGTTGGGCGCATTGCGCATTTCTGCGAGAATGTGCGAAACGCGCTCGAAATAGAGACGGGACTGGCGGTCTTTCTGAATGTTGGGATCGGTCGAAGCCAGAACCGCCCAGGTGGACGAGAACGGGGTCATCATTGCGTCGCAGATGGCGCCGAATTTCCAGTTGGCGAGCTGGCAGGTGGAATCGACTTGCAGTTGGGTCTTTTTGATGCCGGGGAAATTGTAGTTGCCGAAATAGAAGGTGTTTTTGTACTGCGGCGCCATCAGCGAGGCAGACTCTTCCCATTGAAGCGCACGCGGGCCTCTGTATGCCTGCTTCTGCGCGAAACTGCGCAGCCGTTCGTCAACGATGGATAGTTCGCGTGCGGTCTGCGCGACTTTCGCCGCGCCGGAATCGCCGTAACCAGAAAGCGTGCGTTCCGCAGCCATCAGACTCAGGTCCAGCCTTCAATCCAGCCGAAATCCTGTTCCATCAGCGATGCGAACCGAGCAGCGCCATCACGGAATCGCCAAAGGACGACATCGGGCCCTGACTCTGACCGGCGGCCATCAGCTTCTTTTTGCGGGCGGCGATTTCGTCCGGAGTCAGACCCTTGTTCGGGTCCGGCGTCTGCGAGCCCGACATGGCCTTTGCCAGCGGCCCGGCAGGCGGAGCAAAGGTATTGGTGATCCAGCTACCGAGAGCGGTCTGTCCAGCCATAGAAGATCGAGCCGCGAGAGGGGTGGCCCGTACCAAAACGACTGATTCGCGGTTTTATGTCAATGACGGTGCGTCAGGTTTGGAGCGGGCCACGTGTCTCACACCCGCGAACGAAACAGGCCGGCCGGTTTTTGCTGTGCCGCCGACCGGCCCGCTTGGGAGGGTTTCGTCGAGGTATCCTTCGGAAGCCCTTTCGTGCGTTGTGGTTGCGCCCTTGTTTACTGCGCGGCGAATTTTCCCGTCAAGTGAAAAAAAAGAGCGGCAGGGGAGGATACTTGCCGCTCAAGGTAGCCCCTTCGACGGGGCTGGGGGTTATGGCTTAACTTCCGAGCTTGCCGGTGATGGTGTGCAACAGAGATTGCTTGTTCGAGCGCAGATCGCGGACGAAATCGTTGAGCACCGACGGATCGCTGCGATTGGTTTCAATGATGGTGGATACGCTGTCGATGAAGGTTCCTGCCGCCTGTTCCGGCGAGGATGCTTTCTGGACGGCGGTTTTCAGATCGCTATAGCTTTTCATGGATCAAGCCTTTCCGCTTGCGTGCGAGAGCCAATTCCCTCGCGTGCGGGCGCACCTTGACTCAAAATTCATTCATGGCGCAAGCGGAATCTCGCACCTTGCGTCTTTCGTCTGTTGCGGGGTCGTCACGATATGCGCGAAACATCGCCTTCGCCCCCAACAGATTGATAAAGGCGCTCAGCCATAGCCCGAAGCGGCTCACCACGATGAAATCAAATCTGTGGACAAGCGCACAGTGGCAGCACTCGAACAGATAGCCGTTCTGTTTGGCCGGGATCCACTCGCCGGGACGGGGACGCGCGTACAATCCATTACCCTCCATTACCTTCCACTAAAGGGTCGCCGGGGAGCAGGATTGGAACCTGCATCTTCTGGGAGCTGACAGACGCATTGCCTATGCTATCCCCGGCTGTTCAGTTGATCTTTTCGATCGTGGTTTGCAGTTCGTCGCGGAAGGCTTCGTTTGCCGCCAGCGCTTTCAGTGTCTTGGCAAGCTCGGTCTTCAGTGTCGCCAGATAGGAGAGCTGCGAAGAAACCGCCGTCTCAACAGCATCGCGTTCGGCTTGCAGGATTTCGAGTGCGGAAGTCATGGAAACACCCTTTGCGGTTTTGGCCTGTCGTCTTCGGCGAGTTGTTCGATTTTTCGGAGAACGCTGGCGCCTTCCGATTCCGGCGAAACGCCCGCATTGATCCAGGCGCGCAGCCATTTGAACTCGGATTCAGAGAGCACAAGACAGTAGATGGTTTTCATGCGGCCCTCGCTGCGGCTGCGTTCGGTGCGGTTGGCGACGGCGATTCTTCCGGTACAGCGACTCTCCACTCGTCGGCTGGCGAAAGACGCATCAGTTCGACCGCGCGCCCAACAAACATGCACGGCATGACCGGATGCTGGTACACGTGGGTCAGTCTTGGTCTGCCTTTTTCGTCGCGCTCATAGCGGGAGAGGCGCCCCATCATGTCGTTGGAACAGACATAGACGCGGTTCTGGGACGGCGATTCTTCCACCACAATGGCTTCGGGGCGGCTGCGCCAGAAGTTCATGCGAGCGCCTCGTCATCGTCGCCGCCAAGCCAGATCGAAAGACAGAGCGGCCCGAAGCAAATGTAGAAAACCGAAACGCCGTCGAAAAACACCCCGAACAGACACGCCCCGAAATCACAGTCGAAGTGAAACATGATCCGTTACGCCTTTGCCCGCACGCATCAACGACTGATTCGCGATTCGCCGTCAAGCGGCCTTCAGAACAGCTGATAGTTGATCCACAAGGTCGCCCCGGCTGCCTACGATCTGGCTGTTGCTGTACCGGAACTCCCTGCCGATTCGGCCCCCGCGTTTTTCCTGAAAGGTTTTGTCCGGCACAACGGCAATGCCTTGTTGCGAAAGCCAAACATCATAGGGGCTGATGTGCCAGCTCAGAGTCGCGTGCTGCGCTTCGCCATCGGGACAGCGCGTTACCTTCCCCGCATAGGCGAGGATGGCAGCACGTTCTTCGGGAGTGATTTTGTCACCCATCAAGGCGCCGCGACAATTCTTCGGCCAGCTTCGATTGCGCCGGCAGTTCTTCACGGGGCCACTTGAAACAGGCCGGTAGGTGCGCATCCCATTCGTCGCCCGTCATGCACCGCAGCAACCGTTCGACGGTAGCGAAGACGCGCGCAGCACGCACAATCTCATTTTCTGTGGGGGCGCGGTCTTTCTTCCCGGTGTTGCACGCTTCGCACGCCAGAACGATGTTGCGCAGTTTGCCCCCGCCCTGAGATACCGGAAAGAGGTGATCGCGCGTCCACTTGTCGGGACGGGGACTCTTGCGACGCTCTGTAACGCGCTGGCCGCGAAATTCGCCGCCGCAGTAAAAGCACTTGCCTTCCTGCGCGGCACAAATAAGGGCGTCGATAATTTTCATCGCGCCCCGACCAAATCTGATTCGCACTCAGCAGGTCAAGCGGCGCAACTCAGTACGTCGAAATCAACATCGCGGCAAACGTCTGAGCCTTGCCGCTGTTCCTGTCCGACGGCGCCTCGACGCGCGGAGCGGATCGTCATGCATCCAATCCGGGTCGCACTCAACAGGTCGTCGTTCTGCTTGACGATTTCGGATGAGCCGTCGTTCTTCGGAATCCGGTGATAGTGCCGGTATTCCTCGAACCACTCGGAAAGATGCGAAGCCACCTTGAAGCGGCCCGAACGCATCCTGTCGTCCATCACGCGGATTCCTGCTTCGGTGGAAATCGTCCCGTCGGGGAATGCAGCATGGCTGGGAAGCGTCTTCAGGCCAGCGTCCTTGTAGAGGCGCATCACAGGTTCGACGCTTCCACGCTCGCGGATATGACCGTCATGGGGCCATGCGACGGGGATTTCCTTCCCCCAGGGCTTCATCGCGGAGGCATGATCTATCGGTCTGGATTCCCGCATCTTGAAGGCGTGCAGGACATGGACGACATCGGCGTCGCGGTCGTGCGCGAGCAGCACGGCAGCGAACGGGTGCTCCGTGCCAATGTCGATCGCCCAGAGTTTGAACCAGTGCGCCGGAACCGGATTGACGGACGGCTCTTTCAGGTCTTCTTCGTCCACCTCGAAAATGCGCCCCGAGCCCATCATCGGTTCGCCGCGTGCGCGCGCCGCTCGTTCGTGCGAAAGATAGCCCGCGACAATGCGTTCGCGCTCTTCCGGCCTGATGTGTTCTGCGTCGTCTATCGTCATGCCTACGTAGGCGCGGTCATCCGACGGTTCGGAAAGATACCTGTGGACAACCTTTGTACGGCCCATCAGCGGGGTAAAGGTGCAAAGCATGATCCCGCCGGTAGTAGCGAGGCGGGTCAGCCCTTCCGAGTAGAGAGCGATCGGCGGTTCTTCATCGCACCACACGCCGTCAAGGGTTTCTCCCTGCCATTTTTCCCGTCCCTGCTCATAAGTCATAAAACGAACGGTCGATGTACCACCGGATTTGTGCTTGACCTGTACGGTGTCGTAGAGCCCCGCATAGCCGTGGGCCAGTGTCGTGCCCTTGTCCCAATTTACCGAAGACTTCGGCACCATGCCGGTGCCGCGATCGTCCAGCACGTTCGGCGTACCGAACAACACTTTCTGACAGACATCGCGCACCGCAAGTCCGGTCATGCCCGCCGCCCACCAGCGCGTCGGTTCGGCAAAGCGCCGCCCTTCCCACCATTTCGGATAAAGCCCCGAAAGGTGCATGGCGACTTCAGCGCCCGCGCACCACGTCTTGCCCGAACGGTTGGCCGCGATCAGCGCGCGCTCGTGTTTGGTTGCGCCGAAGTCGTGAAAGAGCTTTTGCTTGGTGTACGGTTTGTAAAAATCCAGCGCGAAGAATCGCCGCCGTTTGGCAAGAGCTTCTTGAAGCTTGGCTTCTTCAAGTAGGGCTGTGCGATCCGGTTGTTTGGGCTTGGTCAACGTGGGTGCGCTTTCCGCCACTTCTCAGGCGCGTCTTCGTAACCCCAATGATTGATCGTCACCCAATTGGTGAATCTTTCACAATAGACTTTGAGCGCGGTTTTTCGATCGAAACCACAAGCGTTGTCGATCATCGCATCGAGCGGGGTGGCCGCCAGCGCCGGGAACACCTCGCCAGTCTCCGATTCAAACGCTTTGCGCATATCGTCCATGCGGAACGCCCAATCGACAAACGCCGCCCACATGCCGTCCATGAAGGCCGATTTGCCTGTCTGTCTGTCCGGCGATTTTGTCATGGCAGTCTGCCCGTGATCATGTGCGCGAGGCGGCGCGTTTCGACAAGCACAGTCATCTTGTCTTCGCTATGGCGCAGTACGAATCGGGCGAAACGGTCCAGCACCGCTTCAATGCGCGCCAGTTCCAATGCCTGTCTGTCCGGCGATTTTGTCATTTCGACGTGTCGAGTTCGGTCTTGATTGGAATACCCATGAGTGTGAACTGGTGGGGCGGCTCATACGATTTTGGAATTATCTGCATCTGCGCCATCCACTCGCACATGAATAATTCCCACCGGCAGTAAGCGTCATGGGTCTTGAATGTGAGAGTGATCGAGACATGGGAAGGCTCAATCGCTCGCTCATGCAGAAACGTCTTGAACCCGTGCAACACAATCGGGAGCGACGTACTCACTCGCCCTCGCGAGGCAGCGATTCTTCGATGCGAAAGGCAATCTCCGCATTGATGGCACGGCGATTTTCCTTGGCGATTTTCGCCAGTTCGGCCCATTGCTGCTGCGTAAAACCCAGCCGCACGCAGCGCGCGTCGCGGGTGTTGTTCTTGTTCATGCGGCCTCTTTCAGTTTCGGTTCGCCGGTTTGGTTTTTGGGCGGGCGCTCATGGGTTCCAGTCAATGAATGTATCGAACAGTCTGTAGCCTCTGCGGAACGTGTTTTCGCAGCCGCACCACAGAAACCCGAGAGCGAATGACGGCAGCATCACAGCGCAAAGCACTATGCCGAACGCGAGCCACAACACCAGCAGACACAAGTCCCATGCCGTCATGCCGCCTCCTGTAGTTCGACGAAATCGCCGTCCAATATACGGTTTTCCGCATCTTCGCCGGATATGCGGTTTTCCGTATGCTCACTTTCGCGTACTTCATTCATGTCGCTGTTGAACACAGCAATGGCGTTGTCCGGCTGGCCAGACACGTCAAGCGTAGGTTTGTATTCGATCAGGTTGTTCTTCGCCCGCAGTTCGACGAGGCGCGCAATCAGTTCATCGCCGCTCAAATCTTCCAGCGTGTGTTCGTGCTTGACCGTGATGTGCTGCGAAATAATCATTCCGCCACGGTTCAGCAGTTCCTTGGCTGCATCGAGCCGGATTTTCGCGCTTTCGTCATCGAGCAGCGACAGGAGCGTGTCCGCAGAACGGATGACGGCGCCGCGAAACAGAAACTCGGTTTCCTCGCGGATCGCTTCGAGCACCAGTTCGTTGCGCATCAGGTGACAGGCTTCGGACGCGGCGTTTTCCGGCGTACCTCCTATGCCTGCCAGTTCTGCCGCCAGTTTCGGCGAGCGCCCGCCCGTGCCGACATAGGCAATGACATACCGTTTGCGGTTGTCGGTCAGCTTCGCCATGGCCGGACCATAATCGCGGCCTGGATCGAGAATGATCTGCGGCGGGTTGGCGGTCTTGCGCGACGAGGCTGGAAGCGGCTTGCCTTTGGGCGGGGTCAGTATCCGCTTGCCGGAGGGGGCGTACTGCTTTTTCACAGCGCGCTACCCGCAGCAACCAGCACCTCTTGATGGTCGAGCGCGTCACGGCACGATTCAAATTCCGCGCCGTCCGTACAGTGCCAGCTTGTATTGTTATTGGTGCGGCGGGAGCTGATGCAGATGGCGCGGGGCGGCGCGCCCAGAAACAAATCGCGTGCCCAATTCATTTCCCTTGCGGTGTAGCTCATGCGGCAAGCTTCCAGTTATCAGGATAGCAATAGCGCAGGATTTCGTCGTCGATTTCCAGGTCCGGGTCTTTGTCCTGCGCCTTTTCGACGTAGCACCGGACCATGTGACGCTGCACTCCACGGGCGCGTTCCGGTACAGCAACGCCTTCCGCCCGCATGGCTTTCATCGCCCATTGGTCGGCTTCGTATTCCGCTTTCCAGTCCGGGACAGTCGGATCGTCCAGATGGCCCAGAACGACATGGCCGACTTCATGGAGAAAAATCAGCAGGGCGTCGCGCTCGTCGAGACGCGGGCAAACGATTACCCGGTCGCTTGTTGCGCGGCCGTGATAATCGGCGTGGGGCTTTTCGACAACCTTCCAGCCTTTCGGCGTGCGTCGCCGTACAACGGCACGGATACGGCTCTCTAGATCACGCATCGAGCAAAAGCGCCAACCCGACGAACAGCAGAGCCAGCAAAACGACCACGCCCGTCACAGTGTCCATGAAAGCCCCTTCGTGAAAGCAAAGTCCGCGAGCCCCAACACCAAGGGCGCAGGAACCAATCCTAGGCGTAGTCTGTCTGCGACACCCCGGAATCAGATTCGAATCGCCCGCACAAAGCATTGGCCTTCTCACCACAAACTGTCAACGACCGCACTTGACCTTCACATTCGCCCGGTGGCGCGCCTTCTTCCGGCGCTCCATGCTGCGGCGTTTCCCCAGCATTTCCGCCAATTTCTGTTCCGTCGCCGCCAGCCGAAGGCGCAGCTCATCCATGCTCTCAGACGGCCCCCCGGTCTTTTCGGCAATGTTTTCCACAGGAAGCACCGCCGCCCCGGAAACAGCAGGCACAGCAACGGGAAACGGCGCCCTCTCACGGGCAACACGCGCCCGCTCGCACGACCACAAATTGTCGTGCCCGTACCCGCAACCCAGACATTCGATGATAGCGCCCATCGCCCCGCCAGCATGGCATGTCCCACGGGGACAGTCAAACTCCGGAAATCCCGCCGCAAAGCGAAACAGAGAGGGGACTAGCCTCACCCACACGCCCCCGCATTGCGGCCCCCCGCCGGCACCGCCCCCGGTCTTTTCGGCCGCGCCTCGGGCCAGCAGAAGAGGGCAGAGGATGGAAAAGAATGACGCAGTGTCAAGATGTTAACGGCAAAGACCACACAGATAATGTGGACATAGAGAGAAGGGAAAGGGGGAGGGACCATCACCCAGGCCGCCCCATCACCGGCCTCGTTCACCTGACCATGACGCAGCGTCACGACTGCCCCGCTCCGGGAGCGAGCAGAGCAGGGAGAGAGTGTAGGTGCTTTGGTTGGTTTGTTTTACTGCTGGACGGCGCGGATTGCCATCAAATGACACGGCGTCGCGTTAACCAGATCTTTACCGCGTTCGCGGGAATGTGTGGACCGGCAAGCCGGATCGTGCGTTGTGGCGAGTGAATTGAGAAGGGAACTAGACCATGCGTGAACCACCAACAAACAGCGATGACGTATTCGACATGCGCGACGCTATCGCGCGCTTTGAAGAACTTGAGCAGGCCGCTAGCCGGGACGGAGCCGACGAGGCCGAGTTTAAGGCGCTCTCAGAATTGCTTGACGAGACGAAGGGCAGTGGCGGAGACGAGCAATGGCGGGGCGACTGGTATCCCGTGACGATGGTTCGGGATTCCTATTTCAAAGCCTACGCCGAGGAATTGGCCGAAGAACTTGACCTCATTCCCGGCGATGCAAAGTGGCCCGCCAACTGCATAGATTGGGAACAGGCCGCGCGGGAATTGCAGATGGACTACACTAGCGCCGAGTTTGACGGCGTGACCTACTGGTACAGGTGAAGCCAATGACACACCTCGAATACAACCGGGCTGCATCGGATCGAGAGTGCAGGCGCATTATGATTGAACGCGCGGCCGATGCTGCTATCGCGGCGAACGAGTTCCAATACCAGGCCGCAGCCATCATCGGACCGGCGCTGTTGTCGGTTGTGACTGTGTCGGCGATTGTCGCATGGGTGCTGTTGTGAGGGCGCTCATGCTCTACGCTTGCGTTGTCGTGTTTGGTGCTTGGGTTGCGGCTCATGCTGTTGCCCTGCCGGCCGAACACGCATTTGCAGCGATATTCGCGCCAGTCGTCGAGGCGCTAAAATGAGCGCCGTTGCTCTTGCCTATCCGGTGCGATCGCGCCACGCGGAAATCTACGCCAAACGCCAAGCGGTACTGAATCCGCCGGTCGTGCTGGCTGTCATTCGCAAGCCGGAAGCCAAGCCGCGTGAGAACGTCGAGACGTGGCTGCGCAAGAGCTTGGCAGCTCGCGCGTTCATTCCGGTGTCCGAAGGCTGGAAAGAAACCGCGTGGGCCCAGAGCCATTATCGAATCGTGATCGGTGGCGTGCCCTGCTACTTTGCGCCTTACGTCAAGGATTGGGCACCGTGGATGAAACGCGCGCTTTGTCGAGGTACACTGGTTTCCGGGTGTCGCGCGAACGCCGCGCAGAGGCGAGAAGCACAAGAGTTCGACCGCCAAGCGAAACTGCTATTTCCAGATTGGGAGCCGCCGAAATGATTCAACTCCGTCTGCAACGCAAGATCGGTCCTATCTGGATGACGATAGGAACGCCGGAAGATGCTGGCGACGATGGCGAAGACGCCGAGTGTCAGGCTTTGCACTGGCTCGCGGAAATCTATTGCGGATCGTATCCTGTGGACTGGCCGGGGCCCTATCGAATCGAAATATCAGAGGGCGGTGTGCTTGTTACCTTGGATCATCCGCTATTCCAGCGATTCTGCGATGAGGAACCCGAAGCGGAGTCAGCGCGCGCCGAAGACATGAATGCGAGTTTCAGGCGGTAAGGTTCTTCCCTTCCCTGCCGTCTGGAGAGGCGAGTCGTAACAGGCTCGCCTCTTTTTTTGCCAGTTCGGCGGCGGATTCTCTGCGGCAGTCTGCCAGCCATTTGGCCTTGCCGAGTGTATGCCATGCTGGCGGGGTTTCTAGAATCCCGCGCAGAGCGCCGGGGTGGGGGAAGAATTTGGATTCTGGGTTCCTGCGGTATGTGCGGATAGCGTGTGCGATATCCTTCACGGCAAAGTCTCTGAGGTCTTCCAGGTATTGCCGAATCACGACCTTGGCTTGGTCCGGCGTGAAATCAGGACGCCAGTAAAGCGTTGCCAGCTCAAACAGCAAAGCAACGATCGCTTCGTCCTTGGCTTTGGCGGCTGAGCTATTCTCCGTCAAGTAGCCTTCGGCCGCCCTCAAAGAATTTGTCGTGAGCACTTGGCCTATCGGCTTTGCTTCGCTGTCCATGTTCCTGCCTGGTCATCTTCGGAGCGTTTCGATACCACGTTCGCCATGCGGCCGGCCAGTCGGCCATCAGCGAACCTAGTTTTAGGTGGTGATCCCGGAACTGGTCAACTTGTTCTGACAGGCTGATGTCTGGGCGGCCTTTGGACAGCCAGTAGTTCTTCGCAGCCTCTTGTTCCTTGAGCGACGGAATCCAGTCGCCGATCTGTGATCGCGCTTTCTTTGACACAGTGCGAAGCACTGTGGTTTCTTTCTTCTTCTCTGTATCTGTATCTGTATCTGTCTCTTGCGCCGTTACAGTAACGTTTCTGTGACGTTCCCTGAAGGCCCTTACCCGCTCTTTTGAGCTGTCGGATTTGAACTGGCGCTCATTCCAGTCCGGTGTGCGGAAGCAGGTTTCGCAATCGACCAAAAGGCCAACGTCCACAAGGACTTTCACGGCGAGTCTTACCCGCTTTGGTTCCATACGCAGCTCGAAAGCAAGATCATCAAAGTCCTTTGGAATGTCGCCGTTCTTTTCGCTGGCGATCGTCAAAAGAAGCACCCAACATCGGAAGCAAATCGGACTGAGTCCGGAAACTTTCCGACTATTTCGGGCAGAATTGTAGAACCGGAACCAAACATCAGCCATGCGGAATCACCCTTCGACGCGCGAATCAGTGCGCGCATTCGGAAGGTATCGCAATGAGGGTGGCTGTGGACCGGGCTAGTTCTGCACAGGAACCGAAAAGAGATTCGTGAACTTGTCTGTCTCGTTTCCCCATACGGTCCAACCATCCACAGGCGACCTGGCAAATAGTTCGAGATATGGCCCGCCGACAAGTGCCGCGATTCTGGTGTGGGTGCAATCTGGTTTGCGCGAGTGCTCGCGGCGGGGTTCACGAATGACTTGTCGCACACCTTTGGAGATTCGAACGGGCTTCCCACGTGTGAACATAAGGCAGACTTCAGCCTGCTTTCGCGTCCAATAGCCCATACCGATCCGGCCCTTTTCCCAAACGAACGCAACGGTTTTGTAATCGAATCCCCATGCTTTTGCGAGGTCGATTCCATCCGGCAGATGCGAGTCCACCGTCCACATAAAGAGCGCGCAATTCTTCGCTGCCATGTCTTCGACTGGCAACTCTTTCAGATCCGAAAGATGCATCGTTGTGTAATGATCTTCGGCACAGCGATGTGGCGTGGAATGCTTGCCGGAATAGGTCTTGAAAGCCCACGGCGGGTCGCACAGAATCGCACCAAAGTCCCGTAGATCGTTCATGTGCCGTAGCATTCCAGCCAGAAAAGTCCGCGCGGAGTTATCCACCACTGTTTGTTGTCGGTCGCGATCACGCCTTGCGCGAGCGACCATCGCCAGCCAGGAAGGCCCCTCATGTTGCCGAGCGGGCCAATACCGCCGCGCTTTTGCAGGCCGCGCAAGAGGGCCACGGTTCTTTCCTTGCGGGCGACAGTGTTTGGATGACTCTGCGCGTGGGTGATATTGCTTCTCATGTGAGTTCGCTTACCGTGATATGCACAGAATTTTCTGCTCCATAGGTCCGGTGAAACGACACACAGGAAATCTGGGCGTCATCGCCATAAACGATTCCGTTCATGGCGTCGCCCGCGAGCTTGATGGAGTTGTCCGCATCGGGCTTGCCGGTGATCCAGTGGGCGGCGGCCTTTTTCTTCTGCGACCACGACGCCGGACAAGTCCGCACAACATGCATGGTCAATTCCAATGGGCCGTGCAGCAAGCCGCTTTCACGCACCGCGTCATGGGCATAGTGCCGTACAATGGCTTCGTCGCTCTTGGTTTTGAGCGGGGTGTAGGCATGGGCGATAGGGCCGCCCGGCCCCTGCCGCATGGAAAAGCGTGGCCTTGCTTTGCCGCCGATGAGTCCTGGTATGGTGAATGATATTTCCCGGAGCTGGCCGAGTATCTTTTGCTTTTTGGGTTTGGGTTGTTTGGCTGCGGGCGCGAAGCGCCCGATGAAGGCTGCGGTAGAATCCATCTATGGTTCCCTTCGACGGGCAATTCTTTAGTGGATAAGTTTGCGCGGTCAAGTGCATTAACCGGAAATTTACCAAGCCGGACGAAAATTCTGGAAGATTGCGCGCGCGAGTCGTTGTATGTCGCATCCCGATAGCGGATTAAGACGCTCGCAATGTGGGACGTGCTGGGCAAGACGTGAGGCGCTGGCATTAACTTAGGAGAATCACATGACGCCTTTGGAATTTAGGGTTGCGGCGCTCGTGTTATGCGCAAAAATTGGGGAGGGCGCGAGGATCCACGCCGCCGTTTATACACAGGATTACATGGGCGAAAAGATTTACGGCTCATTGGAATATCGCGGGGTAAACGTGCAAAGCACCGAGACAACCTTTGAGGGGACGCTCGCCGCGCTCGAATCGGAGTGGGCCACAACCGCCCCCAAAGCCCGCGAGGAAGCTATCGCCAAGGCCCGCGCTGCACTGGCGGCGCTGGAGGCGGCGTGATGGAATTTCGCGAGGGCGTTTTCTTTAACCTAAGTGAAGCCGAATATCATTCGGTCCCGGCGCTCTCTGCTTCGGGGATGAAGAACCTGCGCCAGTCGCCGCTCGATTTCTGGGTGCGGTCAAGCATGAATCCGAATCAGGCCGATGTACTGGCAGACGAAACATCGTCCGAAGCGAAAGACCTGGGCTCCGCCTTTCACAAACGGATTTGCGAGGGGCCAACAGCATTCAATGCCCGCTATGCGCCAAAGGTGATCCCGGAGGATTTCCCCGACTGTCTGGAAACTGCCGACGACCTGAAAGCGCGGCTGCGCGAACTCGGATTGAAGGTCTCGGGGTCTAAAGCCGAACTGATCGAGCGACTGCACGAAGCCGACCCGAACGCAAAAATCTGGGATCACTTCCTTGATACCCATGAAGCCGCGCACGCCGGCAAGACCTTCCTCACGCAAAAGTGGTTGGACAAGATCGAGATTGCCGCCGCGATGATCGAACGTGATCCGACTTTTTCCAAGGCATTTTCGGGCGGGGCCAGCGAGGTATCAATCTTCTGGACCTGTCCGAAGATCGGTGTGAATTGCAAGGCGAGACTGGATTATCTGAAGGCCCGCGCGATCGTTGATTTGAAAACCATACTCGCCCAGAGCGGAACGCCCTTGGCCGATACGGTGCGGCTGGAAATCGGAAGGCGCCGTTATCACATACAGGCAACGTTCTACATGGAGGCGGCGAGTTTCGTTGCGGGGTTTGTCAAGGATGGGCGCGCCGACGGCGTGTCTCCCGAATATGACCCGCTGATGAAAGCGCTCTTGGCCGATTCCCCGAAGACGTGGCTGTGGATTTTTCAGTCGAAAGGCCCCGCCCCGGCGGTCATCGGCCGCACCCTCTCACCTCAATCCATGATATGTGAGACGGCCCGCGCGGAAATCGAGTCGCTGAAACAGACTTATGGCACCTGTCTTGATACCTACGGAGAGTTGCCTTGGGTGACACCGCAGAAAATCGAAATGCTGCAAGACGGCGACATTCCGCCTTGGGCGCTGTGAGGAAAACCAAATGAGCGAAGCGAAATCCGAAACCCTGCCGGCCGTTGTCGAAAAGCCGAAGACCCCCATGTTGGCGGGCGGCGCAGTACAGGCCATCGTCCCGCGCGATCATGTCGAAGCCTCGCGTTTCGCGAGCGCCATCTGGAAGTCTGGATTGGCGCCTTCCAGTTACAAGGACGCCGAACAAGTCACTATCGGGATCATGTGCGGACTGGAACTTGGCGTGCCGCCCATGCAGGCGCTTTCCGGCATTGCCATCATCAACAACCGTCCGGCGGTGTGGGGCGATCTGGCGGTGGCTCTGGCACAGCGCAACGGTACGCTGGTCAACCATGAGTCGCTGTTCGAGGGCGAGGAAGGTACGGATTCCTATACGGCGATTTTTCGCGCATGGCGCAAAGGCCAGCCCAATCCTTACGAGGGCAAATTCTCGGTCGGCGATGCCAAACGCGCAAAGCTGTGGGCCAATTCGTCGAAGCAGCCGTGGATTCTGTACCCCTCGCGGATGCTGTTCAACCGGGCGCGGGCTTTTGCGCTCAGAAACGGCTTTGCCGATTGCCTGAAAGGCTTGGCGATTGCGGAGGAAGTGAGAGACTTGGAAGCTCCGGTTGAGCGAGAAGTAAAGTCCACGGCTTTTCTGGACGATACGTCGCCCGTACAGGACACAAACCCGGCAATTCCCCTCGAAGCCTGTTTGGAGGATTGAATGGCACTACAAAACTGGAACGGCATGACCATCTTGGCGATGCGTGCCGACATGGACGATGACGCGCGCATTCTTCTGGGACGGCGCGAACACAATCAGCGAACTGTGGACGATGCCGGCGAATGTCTGGCGGAGGCTTTCGAGACTCTGACCGAAGCCAAGCGAGACGCCGAAGAAATCTGGGCGGAAGAGGCGAGGCTTGGGTTATGAGTATTATAGTGAAAAAGCTGCCGGACGTGCATGTGACCGAAGCAGAACTTCGGCGGTATCGCAGCGAATGGAAAGCGTTTTGTATGCACTACTGCGGCGAACCGCCGAGTCTTGAAGAATATATCCGGTCACAGAAACTTGCCGAACAAAATGCCCCGTAGCGTCAAAGAATGGGCTGGAAAGAATGACGACACGCCCGTTCCCGCGCGCGTGCGGTTGCGGGTCTTTGAACGGTGTCTTGGCCGCTGCCATAAGTGCCTTCGGCCGATCGGTCCAGCCGAGAAATGGACATGCGAGCATCTGACCGCAATCATTAACGGCGGCGTGAATGCCGAACCGAATTTGCGCTTGACGTGCTGCAACTGCCTACCCGCAAAGAACGCGGCCGACGTGGCAGAAAAAGCGAAAGTCGCCCGTTCCCGCAAAAAGCATCTGGGGATCACCAAGTCGAAGCGTCCGCTCTCCGCTCCCAACCCGAAAGCCTGGAAATACGACTGGCAAGCAGGACGTTATGTCAAAATCGCGTGATACCCATTGGTTTGAATTGAAGCAGAACGGGTTGCTGGTCGCTGGCGGAACAGGCAAAAGTCTTGCGGCCGTGGTCCGCGAGTGCTGCCATTACGTCTTTATGTACAGTCAGGACGGACCTGTGACAGTAACGGGCAGCGGGAGATTCATGCAGGAATTTAAGAAGGTGCATGTGTCAGAAGAATATCTGCATCGGCAATACTCCCCATGACGGAAAGCAATGGGCGGGCGCGGTTACTGCTCGTTCCGTTAGAGTTGGGCGAGGCAAACGCGTTTGTCGTGCAGCATCACCGCCATCATGGAACGGTAGTGGGGCATAAATTCTCTCTCGGCGCGGTTTTTGCTGGCTCCATCGTAGGCGTTTCGATCATCGGGCGGCCGAGCGCGCGAGCCATGCAGGACGGCATGACGCTTGAGATTACCCGGCTCGCTACAGACGGAACGCGCAACGCCTCATCGTTCCTTTATGGCGCATCGTGCAAGGCAATCTTCGCGCTCGGCTATCGTCGCGTATCGACGTACACACTCAAAACCGAAAGCGGCGCATCGCTTCGCGCGGTCGGTTTCCGTATCGTCGCGGAAGTAAAGGGCCGCAGTTGGAATTGCCCGTCTCGCCCGCGCGTGGACAAAACCCCGAAGCAAGACAAATTCCGGTGGGAGTTGGCAGCATGACGGAAAGCAATGGGCGGGCGCCGTCCAATCTGTTCATGGAGCGCGATGCGGTGATTTCCGATTGCGGGCGCTATCGTTATCTGCTGCGCCGGGCATGGGATCACACAAAGCCGCGTGCGCTTTTCGTCATGCTAAATCCGTCAACGGCAGACGCGGAGATTGACGATCCTACGATTCGGTCATGCATTCGCATCTCAAAATCATGGGGCTACGGAAGTTTTGAAGTGGTCAACCTATTTGCATGGCGCTCCACCGATCCTGACGAATTGCCCAACGCGCCTGATGCAAGTGGCCCTGACAATGAGCGCATTGTCGAGGCGGCTATTACTCGCTGTGATGTTGTGGTTTTTGCATGGGGCGCACACCCATTCGCTCAAAAGAAAGCGCAGACGTTCAGGGACTTGGTGACGCCGCGCCGTCCGATGATCTATTGCCTCGGATTTACAAAGGCTCGCGCGCCGAAGCATCCGCTGTTCCTGAAATCCACCACGCCGTTGCAGGCGTACACACCATGACCAACGGGCGCGAGAGGGACGGGAAATGAACGTGATGGGACGGCGCGTTCTCGTTTGCGGTGGGCGCGATTACAGAGACCACGCGCACATGAAATTTGTGCTTGATGCAGCACATAAAGCAAGCCCTTTCGCAGTGCTCATTCACGGCGGGGCGGGGGGCGCTGATGCACGCGCCGGATGCTGGGCCTTCAGCAATAGCATCCCTACCGAAGTGTATTACGCCGATTGGACGCGCGACGGCAAAGCAGCCGGGCCAATCCGCAATCTTCGGATGCTTTCTGAAGGCAAGCCTGATCTTGTCGTCGCTTTTCCAGGTGGGAAGGGCACCGCACACATGCGGAAGGTTGCAAGAGCGCGCGGCGTCCGCGTTGTAACTATCGCACCGAGGACCAAGCCATGACCGATAGAGCGCCGGAGCGGGTTTGGCTCAAAATGGATGACGGTGGTCTATGGCGCGCGGTCGCGTTCGATTCCGGAGGAACAACCGAATTTCTCCGCGCTGACCTCGCCCCTCCGCCTCCCGCCCTGAGCGGGGATGCAGTTGAGGCAGCGAATGAACTGCGCAGCATCGCGAACGATTTAGACGAGTGCTCACTTGAGGCTGAGGTTCGACGGCACGAGGACGATAAGGAGTTTTTCGCCAAAGCAGCAGACGCGAACCGCAAAGCCGCCTCCAAGCTCGAAGCGCAGGCGCGTGAGATTGCGGCGAATGGTATCACTCTTTGGCTGTGGAACGTCGCAGTCCATATCTGGAGGCCAGCGCCATGATTCTAAAATTGTGGTGCAGGCTTTGCGGTTGGGTTACTTGGTGTGACCATGACCGCTGATCTGGACGCAATCGGAAAGCGCCACGCGAAAGATATTCGCGGAGCGACCGCAGGGCCAAATGGCTTTGCCGATGGAACGTGGGGAGGCCAACTGTTGAACGACCGCGATGACCTTCTCACAGAAATCGCCCGCCTCAAGGCCGAACTCGCGGAGGCGCGGGAAGCGCTGAAATTCTACGCGAGTCCGGAAACGTACACGCACGGGGAGACAATCCGCGGCGATATAGGAGAGGCAGAACCTGGTCGATGGACCGCAGGGAAGATCGCCCGCATGGCTCTCGCCCGCAACGCTGATGGGGACGGATAGTCTATTGCGGAGCTGGCGAATCATCTAGGGTTGCGTGGCTGATTCGTTCGGGGCGGGAAAATTCCTAAGCGCCATTTCGTGATTCCTGACATTCAGGCCAAGCCTGGCGTGCCGCTGGATCATTGCCGCTGGATCGGCCAAGCCCTCGTCGAATACCGGCCGGACGTGGTGGTGAATCTCGGTGACACATGGGATTTTCCGAGCCTCAATTCGCACGAAAAGCCTGGTTCGCAACCGCTTGAAGGCGCGCGCTACAAGGCTGATCTTGAATCAGGTGCCGAAGCCATGCGGCTTATCAGCGAGCCGATGGAGCGGGAGTGCCGGCGCTCGAAGGCGTGGAGGCCGCGCAAGATATTCCTTCTCGGAAACCATGAAGATAGAGCCGATCGGGCTTGCCTGAATGATCCGAAATACTGCGGCCATGTTGGGTCCGAGAATTGCGATACGCGCGATTGGGAGCGCCACAAATTCCTTAAAATCGTCAACGTCGATTCGGTCCTATATGCTCACTATTTCGCCAACACGCATTCGGGGCGACCGATCGGAGGAACGGTACAGAACAGGCTTTCCAAGATCGGCGCGTCCTTCGTCCAAGGCCACCAGCAGGGCTACGATGTTGGCAAGAAGCTCATGGCGTCAGGGCGGACATGGACGGGGATCGTCGCGGGGAGTGCGTACCCACAGCGCGAAGAATACAGAGGCAATCAAGGTCAGCGACATTGGCGTGGCGTGGTCGTGCTCAACGAAGTCGAGGACGGCGAGTTCTGCGAAATGCCGCTAACACTGGACTATCTCGCCCGCAAATATGAGAGGCAGACCTTGCATAGCTTCATGTGCAAAAAGTATCCTTATGATGATTGGAGTCATCTTGGATGCCACGAACAAAGCCTCTCGCTGAACGCTTCTGGGCCAAGGTCGTCAAAGCCGGGAATGACGACTGCTGGCAATGGCAGGCCAGCACAACGCACGGGTACGGGCAGATCGGGGCGGGACCAGGCACTCGCGTCCCGCTCAAGGCAAGCCGCGTAAGCTGGCTGTTACACTATGGCGAGATACCGGAACGCTTGTTCGTTTTGCACAAATGCGATAACCGCGCTTGCGTCAACCCAAATCACTTATTCCTTGGAACGGCGAAGGAAAACACAGACGACATGATCGCAAAGGGCCGCATGGTCATTCCCGACAGGGCGGGTGAGCGCAACGGGCGGGCGAAACTCACGCCGGAACAGGTGCAAGCCATCCGTGCTGCCAGTGGGCGTCAAGTCGATATAGCCGCAGCATTCGGAGTCACCCAAACAACGGTAAGCGCCATAAAACGCTATGCCAAATGGACGCATCTGGAAAGGATCGCCGCGTAATGTGGTCCCTTCCGACTCGCCGCCATGCGGTCAACGTCGAAGTCGGCCCGTTCGTGGCGACGATCGGGTTCCGCGACAATGGGAATCCCTGTGAAGTGTTCTTTACGGCACGGGGAAAATCGGGCACGGATATAGATGATCTGCTCTATGAGCTTGGCGTGGCAATTTCAAAGGCGATGCAACACGAGGCGACAGTATGACCGACCGTAATGTGTTCTACATCGTGGACAATCCGCTCAGGCTTTGTGTGCTGGAACCGAGGCCGGGGGCATTTCGTACATACGAAATCGACCATGCGAGCCTGTCACGCCTTATCATCGAAGCGGCGCCGCATGTGCATAAGGCAATCGTCCCGCCGCTTGTCCACGCGGCCGGCGAAGTGGACGACGAATGTTGATTACGGTACAAAGCGCGGATTAAACCCCGTTTCCGTAATGGCTTCCAGTTCTGCGTTCGCCGCCATGCGGTCATAATTGCTGGCAAGGCGGCGCAACTGATCGCGGGCCTCTGGGTGCATGGCGTCAGCTATGCGGCGCAGTTCTTCGGCGCGTAAGCGATAGGCTTTTGCCCGGCCGATTCCGTCTGCCATGTCATCTCCGGCAGCACCTTAGCCCCGATGGCCGAAATGACAAGGGCCACGTCGCGCGGCGTGATCTTTACCGTCGGCACATAGAGGGCCGGGACGATGCCTGCTGCTTCGAGTGCGGCCATCTGAAGTTCGCTGCAAATCCATGAATCGGTCGCCCGCCAGTCACGATCAAAGGCAAATGCCCAGATCGCTTTTGAGTCGTAGGGCTTGCCCACCTGTGCATAGAGGAACCGCCAGAAGGCTTTGCGCTGGTCCGGCGAAACTTGCAGCGTGAAAATAACCCTGTGGACAAATGTGTGGTAATCAGCCGGGCGAATCTGCACCCCGGATGGGATGGTTCCTACCAGATCCGAGCGTGCGCCCCAGAGTTCGCCGCGAGGCCCGACCGCATCGACATGAGAAAACCCGCCGCCGTGGGAGAACCATGCAATCAGGTCTGAGGACAGCGCGGCTTCGCGGACGAACTGCAAACGGATGACCTGATTTCCCGTTTGGGACGTGTCAAATGAGGAAATCATGGTTTGTTCCTCAAGGGACTGTCAAAACCGCCGGTAAATGTTCTCCACGCTGGCCCGTGGCAAGCGAAGGCCGGACCAGTCGTATCTCAGACTGTCCGGCCCTCACGCTACTGTGTGGCTTCCTGTGAGGCTTGAATCAAAGATGCAGGAAAGAGAGCAATCCTGTGTTGACTGCTTTGCCGAGGTCGTTCTGGACATCGAGGGCGAGAGGGCCGCAGGCTTGCACAAGGGCTGGCGGCAGAAGCCCCGTCGCCTTGACGGTCTGCGCGGCCTTTACGCCGTCACGCGCCACCTGAAAGGCGGAGGCGACACCGACCACGTTTGGCAGAGTGAGGTTGAGCGGATTTGCCGTCACGAAAGCGGCCACGCCTTCATAGCATTGGCTGGCGAACACGTCATGATGAGCGATGGCGTCCGCATCGGCGGCGGCAAGGTCGTTTGCTGTCGCAGCAAGAAGCCCGTTCAGATCGAATGAGGCGGCACTGGCAGGTGCGGCGATTGAGAGAACAATCGCCGCAAGAGCGGCGGTGAATAGATGCTTCATGGCTTTGGAGTTCCTTCTGGTTGTGCGGCGGCGACGATCTTCTCCACCAGGGGAGCAATGGACGCCGAAACCGGGGTGAGGGTGGCAAGGGTGGTCTGTTTGGAGACGTTGTGGACGATGACGAGGCCCGCAGCCATTGCGAGCGTTGAAATCCATGCGGGGATCGGCAGGTGGGCGTATTGCGCGCCCGCATAGGCCAGCATGGCCCCGGCAATCAGCATCGGTTTGTCCTGTTTCCAGATGCCCGTCAGGGTGGCGAGCGCAGAACCGAGCGTGGCCGGGGTCGGCGAGGCTTTCCAGTTGCGCAGATAATCGAGGGTGAGCAACAGGTAATAGATGGTGGGAACAGCGGCCGCGCTGATCGCGAGCCAGAGAGGGAGTGCCGGCACGGTAAGAACTGCGGCGGACGCCGCGATGAGTTGCGCGGTTGGTGAGCCTGCGGCTGTGGAGTGCATGGTCACAGCGAAACGGCTTTGGTGAAGGGCATACTGATACACGCCCAGCCGAGCATCTGGATGGTGCGGGGAATTTCCTGCAAAACCGGGCCGGATGCCAGTTTGCATTCCTGCACGGTGACGCCTGGCTCGAACGGAATGGCGAAACTTTGCACGTCAGGGTGCCCCTTCAGAAGAAAAACAACGACAAGCACGGTCATCATGCGAATCGGCCAGCACGCCCTCACCAATCCTGACGCGGAGTCAGGATGAGTGCAAGGGCCTGAACGTCGCGCCGATATAGCGACTGAGCGGCAGCGGTATCTTGGCGATCATGGCGGAGGCGAATTTGCGAGCTGGCGATTTGCTGCCGGACGATGCGAGCGAACCCGGTGAGCGCGGCCCGTCATTGAACCATTGCGTTCCGCTTGGCGCTTTGCGGACAGAAAATTCGGCTGGATTCGTCAGTCGCTTTGTGTGGGGATGACCATCTCTCCGATGTGTGTGCCCGGTTGTCTTGTAAGCTTTTGCAACCACAGGCATGATCGCCGGCACGTCGCCCCACAGATAGAACGAGCCATAATTCCAGCGGGCGCGCCCTACCCATTTCTGCGCACCGCGCACGTTCTCCACGATCAGAGGAATATCCCGGCCAGCGGCTTCAGAGGCTTCTCGCTTGATGCGAAAACACGCCTCGAACAGCGTATTATCCGGCGGCGGCAACGCCTTCGCGCGTTTCCACGGCATGGCGCGGTAGCTGTAGGCTTGGCAGGGCGGCGAGGCGACGATCAGGTCAGCATTACGGAATTGCGAGCCGTGGAGCGTGAGAACGTCCTGGACGACAAGCTGCGCCGGATAGCGATGCTCGCCGTAAACGTGTTGCTCAATGTCGAAGCCGATTACGTCCCAGCCTTCGGCAAGCAGGCCGTCCGTCCAGCCGCCTAAACCACAGAAAAGATCAATCGCAAGAGGTCGCCCCATGCGGAGTGTCTATGCGATTCGCGGCCCCGTTACGACCCGCCCCACGGCGAAAACCCTGTGGGTGCCGAATGTGCGAAATCGGCGGAGAGCAGATACATGCTCGTGGCACTCGTGTTTCCCATGTTGAGGCCAGGCCAGATCAAGCCGTTCGATGCGCCAGACAACACATACGGCACATTGATTCCACCGACACCCGTTGCCGGGTCGGCCGAGACATTGTTGTTCCAGTTGCCGGTTCCGACCCGCGCCCACCACAGAAGATTGTCGATGTCGAGCGCAAAGCCCAGCACATTCGTGGCCGCCCAGGTATTGATAGCTGTGTGCCAATTTGAATCGTTGTAGTAATAGAGATTGCCTGAACTCGCCCAGCCGATCTGTCCGGTACGGTCGATCCACTGGCCGAAGTTGCCGACGCTGCCGTTGACACTGTCCGTTCCGTGCCCGCCGCCCCCGCAGATGCCGATGTTCTCGAAACCAGTGTTGCCCGGCACCACTTCCCAATACCATTTCCCGGTGTAGCGGGCGGGTGTCCCATAGGCATGATTGTACGGCGACCCGCTCGCGGGAGTGGCCGTCTTATTGTTGTTGGAAAGAACGATGGTTGCCCCGTAGATCATCTGCGGATCGAAGCCCGGATGCGCCGGGACATTGATGAACCGCGCGATGGAGGAATCCGCAGCGGTCGTTGATGCGCTGATGACGCCGCTTACGGACGTGATCGTCGTACCGTCAACCTTGGCGAGGCCGAATTGCGAAGATGAACATTTCTGTACGGCAGGCGCGCCGTCCGAGCGCAGAAAAGTTGTCGCCACGCCATTGACCGCTACATCGCTTGCGGTTGCGGTCGGGTTGGCCCCGGAGGAAGTCGCAGGCGCCGCCCATGTACCGTCGGCCCTGATGAAATTGACCGTGCCTCCGCCGGAGGCCGGGACAATGCCGGCGGTTGTCGCGGTAAAGACCGGAGGCATGATACCGCCGCTCGCAACATCGCCCTTGGTGGCAAGGTGGCTTAGCTTGGCGAACTGGAAATTGCCCGATGTATCGGTAACGATGGTAAAGGAGTCTCTGCCCGCCGGCCCCCGCCCCCGGATTCCCCTGACCGCGATCGCCGGGTGCTTGACAGTCATGCGAGTGCAATTCCCTGAACCAAATCGGTGTCGGCAAAGAACCAGCCGCCGGATTCATGCATTGCCACTGCCTTGAGAAGGGTAGCCTTTTCAGCAGCCGTTGAAATCGCCGTGTCAGGTGAAAACCCGGAGTGCAGGCAAACGTCGGATACATAGGCGTCCGTGTCGTTCTCGTTTGGCGGGGCCCAGGTGCGCACGATGGCCCCGACGGTGCAAATGCCGCGACCCGCGTATGCATGTACGATCTTTGCTGCTGCCCTAAATCCGTAAACCGCCGTCTTGAAGACGCAGAAGCCCTCGTTCGAGCCGAGTTGGCCTTGCCACGGGAGAAGGCCATGGTGAGAAGCCCTAATGTTTGTAGGGTTATTATTGCGTACCGCGAGCGTGGTCATGGGGTAATCTTTCTGATGGCGTCCGAACCGGCCCTGGATTCCGCCAGCATCATTGCGTAGGTGGCGTCGATGGACTGGCGCTTTTCGTCGGCGGACATGGTTTGGTTTGCTTCAATCCCGCGAATAAGGTCATGCTGGACGGCCATTGCTTTTGCGATCTGGTCGATTCGGAAATAGGCCCGTCCGTTCGCGTTCGCCAGCATGGCGCTGTAGTCGTTGCGTTTTCTGGCAAGTCCGAAATCCACGTTCTTCTGTTCGAGCTTGTGCAGATCGGTATAGAAATCTTCGATGCGCTGGGGACTGGACCCGCGATTGCGCACCACAAAGGATTGCACGAACGGAATATCCGCGACTTCCCATGGCATACCGGGCCTGCCGGATGCTGCGTCAACCGCTTTCAATGCATCCTGACCGAGCGTCCCCGTAAAGCCTCGCACCAGTTCGTCGATGTTGATGGGCGAGATATTGACGACGGGGGAGACATATTTCGCCAGAGTCTTTGCTGCCTCGCTCGTCGCATCGGTGAACTGGTACTGACCGCTGGCGTCCTTCATCGAATCCGGGATGAGCGGCTTGCCGGTAAAGAAGTTCTTGTTCGCGGCAATCTCCAATGGCGGGCGGGCGACATCGGGGAGGACCGGCGGGATCAGTTCATCGGAAATTCCCTTGGCCCACTCGTTGAAAGCCTGCGGGTCTTTCTGCAATTCGGAATCGAGAAAGCGCTGCACCATGCCGCCCCACACCGCTCCGGACTGGAAGCCATAGGGAATGCGAAGCCGCGTACCTCCCACTTGGGGAAGGATGAAATAGGTGTCCTTCTCCCAGCGCGGAATCTGTTTGTACTGCTGATCTTCTGGTACTTGGCCCGACTGATCCTGCCAGTAGTTCAGCGCATAGAGGATGACCGACGGGATGGTGTGCGACAGCATCAGCCGGGCGACCGTTCCCGCCGGGTCTTTGGCATAGGCTTTGGCGAGCATTTCCGTACCGAGAATGTGCGCCCGCAAGAACGGCGTCCATTTCGACCATGTATTGACGAAGGCGGAAGTTCCGCGTTCGGAATAATCCAGATAGGCCGGCCGCGACATGGTGGCCGCCTTCAGCGGCTCATAGCCCATGCGGATCGCGCGCTTGTAATAGCCCACGCGGTTTGCCGTCGAGATAAATTCCTGCAACGCCAACCCCGCCTCAATGGGATGGTGCATCACGTTCCACGCCTTGTTGGTAAAGCCGGTTTCGTCGAACAGCTTGAAGACATCGTGCTTCAGCGTGGCATTGCCCATTTCCGCAAAGGTTGCTCCGGCCCCGCCGTTCGCCGCCCACGCCTTGAAGGCGTCTCTCTTGCCGAAAATATCCATTGCCCCTTCGATGAAATTCACCAGGGGCGGCGGGTGAAGCGGATCATAGGTGTACGCCGTCATTTCATGGCGCAGACCGATACGCACCGGAAAGTCCGGCGACAGCACCACACCAAGCCGCGTCAGCTTGGAGGCGGCGGTAAACACGCGGTCGATGATATGGGCCTCTTGGCCCGAATCCGCTCCGCGCATGAGTTGCGCGAGTTCCGGCGACTGCGCGCGATAGGTAACGGGAACGCCGTCCTCATAATGGGTGAAGGTGTTTTTGTCGCCGGACTCCGCTTTCACCGCCGTCATCGCGGCATAGACCTTCTCGGTGTCCGCGTCGAGTTTGTAGGGCTTGAATACGTCGCTGCCAGGTTCGGCAATCTCGATCGGCTTCTCGCGCTTGATGAGCGCCGGGACTCCATCCTTTTCTTCCGCCAGTGTGCCGATCGCCGCGCGCTGGGCGCGGTTGCGGTCCGCCATGCGCACCATCAGGCGCACATTGTCGATGTCCGACATGAGCGGGGATACGATCTGTTTGTCAGAGCCCTCGACCTTGAACACCGAACGCCCGACACGGAACGATCGCGAGCCGCGCATGGTGATGAAACTCTGGTCGTCGCCCATGATGCGGCGAAACGAGACATAGGACGGCCCTGCCTTCAGCATCAGCGCCTTTTGCTTGGCCGAAATCGTACCAGACGCCACCATGTAATCGAGCATGGCGCCCTGAAACTTTTGCAGTTCGCCGTCCGCTTCCGCGTAAATCTCCGGCGCGTCTTTTATCGTGGCTTTCGCTTCGTCGAGCGGCATGACGCCTTCTATGCCGCGTTTGTCCAGTTGCACCGTGCGCTGGGCCGAACGCCAGTAGTCGAAGCCTTCCAGCGTGCCGCCGCCCTTTTGCACGTCCTCCAAAATCTTCATGTACGGCTTTATACCGGCGCGCCGCGTGATGTTGTTCGGGTCAGACAAATCCAGCGGGCCGTCCTTCAGCATGGAGAGCGCCCGGCCTTCCGAGCCATAGGTCTGCCGGAACATATCGGCGACGCCCACGGATTTCGGCCCGAGTTTCCCGCGTTCGCGCAACAGCGTGTCGATGTCTTCGGCCGGTTTCAGTTCCGAGACATATTGCCGGACAGCTTCGCCGAGCGGCGGGGTGCCGCGTTCCGGTTCCTTGCCGATCATGTCTTCCTGAAAGCGTTGCGCGCGCAAATCAAACGGCAACCGGAATCTGTCTCCCTTCGGGCCGGGGATTTGCTTTGGACCTTCTCCCCCTTCTGTACCGCCGCCGCCGGGCGGTTTCTTTCCACCGCCACCCATGCCGTACCAGCCGCCGCCTTGCGGGGCGCCCTTCGGGTCGCTCCACTCTCCGTCGCTGCCCTTCACAGGCAGGGCGCGTTCCGCCGCTTCGATGTACGGTTTGAGGATTTCGCCGTACTGTTTGTCGAACAGCGGCATGTCCTTTCGCGCCACAGGATCGGAAATATAGCGCGCGATGTTGTCGGCGACGAGTTCGGAAGGCTTCTTGGCATGGTCGGGATAGCGTTCCCAGATGAGCGGCTTCCACGCCTTGGACGAAGCCACCATTTCCGCCTTCAATTCCGGGTCGGAAATCTGTCTTGTTGTTCCTGTTCCGCCATGCAGGTAACTGTCGATCGCATGGCCGACTTCGTGATAGAGGACTTCGTAGCGTCCTAGTCCGTACCAGCGCTTCTGTGTTTCTTCCGGCGTGTCGGGGATGAACACATTGCGATAGGTGCTGGCGAAGGGTTCGGCCGGCCGATGCTCGAACGAAGGCCCCGGCCCTTCGTCTATGTCCATCATCGCAGGCTCGATCTTGAAACTGAAATTGGCGAGCCTGCCAAATTCCTGCAAATAAGAAGAAATCGACCGCGCATCCGGCGCTATGGAGCCGTCGGTGTTCTGGCGCAATACCATTTCCGGCCGGTCGCGAAAGCTCTTCCAGTTCGCGCGATATGGACCAACCGGCGTAAGCCCAAGCGATTCCGCATGGGTGAGATATTTCTGCGTCTCGTGCGGCAACATGGAGGGATCGCGGCCGGCTGCAAGGAATTTCGCGGCCCAACCCGGCCCGGCATTATAGGCCACAAGCACCGCAGCCGTGTCGCCATTATACCGCTTGATGAGGTCGGAGAGAACGGTACGGGCGACCATTTCGTTGTAATGCGGATCGAGCAAATGCGCCGGGTCAAAGCCGTATTGCCGCGCCGTGCCCGGCATGATCTGGTAGCGGCCCATTGCGCCCGCCGGTGAGATTGCAGCGTCGTCTCTGGCTTCGATGCCCGAACCTTCCAGGCCCCTGACCGTCGGCAGAAGATCGTCGGCAGTCCGCGCAAAGCTTGGTGTCTTGCCTTCCTGTTCTGGCGTGGCTGTACGTTTGCCGAACGGCTGTGGCTCGATGCCGCCATGCGCGCGCGTCTTGCCGAGCGATGGATTGCCGCCCGTGTCCTGTGCGAGCAATTCCTGATAGACGACAGGATCGCTTTGCGCGAGTTTTGCCGCCTGCCATGGCGGGATGCCTGTCTCGCGATAGACCTGTTGCAGATTGGCGGCGATTCGCTTCTCGCCGGTGGACGCCCGATATTTTCCCCCAACGATCTTTCCCGCAGCGCCCGCGACACCATGCAGGCCGAAGATCAGCAGCCCGGCGGCGGCGAAATCGTGTGCGTCCGGTACATGGCCGTCGAGCACCGCCCCGGTCGTGACGGCCGTGCCTGCTTCCGTCGCGAGCCTGACGCCGGTCTGTGCAACCGGGCCTAGTCCGGCCTTTCCGGCAACCTGTGCCGCCGGGCCGCCGACAAGGTTTGTTGCCGCACCGACGACGCCCTGTTTCACCACATTCGAGGCGCTGTTCCATGCGACGTTCCATGCATCGGTCCATGTCTTGACCTGGCCGCGATTGTACGCATCCAGCAAGCCCTCGCGCACCGCCTGCGGCACCGCATTGAATCCGAAGCCCGCACCGGCGGCAGCGCCGATCGCTTCAGACGCGCCAGTCTCGCCCGCGCCGGGCACCAGAGCGCCGGCCGCACCGCCTGCACCTGCGCCGATGAACGCGCCCGGCACAGCCGCCGGAAGATCGCCGGCGAATTGTCCCGCCTGATTGACCACCGACGCAATGATGCCGCTCTTGGGAGAATGCGCGAGCGTCGGCTTGCCGTGCATCGCAAGGCCAAGATCGGAGTCCTGCCAGCCGGCCATGTATTCTTCGTAGAGATTGCCAGCCTCTTTCGGCGTGTCGGCATTCATCGAAAGCGTGTGGGCGAGCTGTGGGGTTTTCGGATCGCCGCCCCAATAGTTGCTGATCTCCTTGCCGGAAAATCCACCCCGCGCAAGCACAACAGATTGCCGCGCCTGATAGTCGGACGCTTCCTGTTCGCTGAACCCGCCCTGACGAAGCGCATTCAGTCTGGCCGCGCCTGCCGCTTCCGGCGGTGTCGGTGCAATCCCCGGCTGGCTCATTTAATGCGCGCCCACGCGGGCAAGATAGGCTTCCGCTGTTTCGCCCTGATTGCGCTTGGTAGTTGGGGCGGGGGCCGCATTTGCAGGCGGCGGGACATATTGCGGCTTGCCGAGTGTTGGCGAACCGCTCTGGGGTGGAAGGTTGCCGTACTGCACGGCCAGCTTTCCCAACTCGTTTGCATCGAGCAATTTGTGCCACTGGCCGGATTTGTACGCCGCATCGAATCGTGAATGGGCTGCCACCAGAAATTCTGCGTAACGCTGGTCGCCGCCCGCATCGAAAATACCGGCGACCGGATTCGTCTTGGTGATGACGCCTTTCAGAGCCTCCGTCTGCTTTGAGAATTGGCCGTAGGCGTCCTTCTTTACCGGGTCTTTTTCCAGGTCCTCAAGCGACTCGTGCATCATCTTCCAGTCGCGGTCGCTGAGCGCACCGTGGATTCGTGCTTCGTCTATATCGGCGAACGATAGTGCGTGCGGGTCGCCAGAAGGCAGAAATAGACGCTTCGTCAGGTCGGCGTAAACGCGCGGGTCGGTAACGACGCTCTTGCCGTCGAGTTGATCGCGCTGCACCTGCTGCACAAGTTTCAGCGACGATTCGGTCTTGGCGGCTTCCGCGCCCGGCATGTGCGCATACTGGTCCCTGCCCTGAATGAATTGCGGGGTCAGGATCATGTTGCCGTTGCCGTCGAGAGACAGCCCCGAATAGGATTGTGCCAGCAAATCGTCGGCCTGCTTCTTCTGTTGCGATTGGGCAAAATCGACTTGAGCGCGGTTGTAGGTGACGGCGTGGTCCTTCAGTGCATCGACTTCTTCGCCGCTCAGGTTCGGCAGCTCGCCCTTCGCAATGGCTTCGCCAAGACGTACCGGATCGCGTTCAGCCCAGCCCTTGCCCACCGCAGCGTCGATGTCGTGATACTTCGATGAGAGAACCGCATCGCGCACCCGCGCCGCGTCTTCGGCGGAAATATCGGGCGCGGACTTGATCGAGCTTTCCACCAGCGCACGGGTGTTCTCGCGCGCGTCGGCCAGCGACATGAATCCCTGACCGGCCTGCTGGGCATAGACATTGGCGCCGTTGTTGACGCTGTTCCTGACGTTGACGGCCGAGATAATCGAGACGCCGGAATGCCCGAAACGAAACGCATAGCTGGTGAGTTCGGCGCGCGCGGACGTGGCGCGCTGCTGGCCTTCGGTAGTGGATGCATCCGCACCGATCTTGTTGATGAGTTCGGCGCCCTGGCCGTTCAGATATTCGTTCAGTGCATCGTGCTCTTTGCCCTGCGGGGCGTTGGCGAGCGCTTTGTTGATGCCTTGTGTCAGCGGATCGAGAGTGCCGGCCTTGGCGGTTTCGATATCGGCGTTTTCCTGCTGGACTTCGTGCTGGCCGTAGGTTTCGACGGTGCCGGCGATCGCGTCTCCGCCCACACGCAGTTGCGCGCTGGCATGGCGCGCTGCCACGCCAAGATCGCCGGCACCGCCTTCTGGGATGCGGAGTCCCTGACCGATTGCGTTCAGCGGGTTGTAAACAGGAATTGCCGCCATGTCAGATACCCATGCCGATCTGTGCCGCGCCGCCAATCAGCCCGCCGATGCCGCCGATGAGGCTGCTTGTTTCCTGAGACTTCGCGGCCTGCTGCTTGATGAGAAAATCGTTTTCCTCTAGCTGTCCCTGAATGGCGATCATGCTTTTGTTGAGACTGGCGTTTTTGGCCGATTCTGCCAGCACATCGACCGCCGAGCCGGACGTTGCCAGATTGCCGCCGCCGTAGCCTGTACGGGTTGCACCCAACCCCATGAGCGCTTCGCCGGTGGCTGCATATTCCTTTAGGCCAGTGGATTCCTTGGCGAGATTTACGTCCTGTCCGTAGATATTGGCTTGCTGGCCGTACATGCCGGACGCAAACAGATCGGCGATGCCGCCCGTCAGGCCCTTCACCCCACCGCCAATCGCTCCGTAATCGACAGCCATCAGATGTCCTGCGTTTCCAAAAATCCTTCAATCGCTGCGACCGCCAGCGGATAGAGGCTGGACGTTTCCCATGCGATCATGCCGTCGTAGTCGTAGTCGCCCTGCAACTCGAACCGCTGAACTCCCGTGAAGGGCTGTAGCACTGTGTCTGATTCGCGCGGCGATTCAAAAATCAGCGGATATACGGTAGTGAAATCCGTACCCCAATACGTCGTGCCGTTAATGGCGTTCACCAGATAGGCGGCCGCCCGGTGAGGCCGCCGCGTCTTGCCCATTGCAGGACCGTTGCGCGCGCCACTCGCTTCGGGAGACTGCGGGCGAAGCAACTGACCCTTGGAGGGAAAGCGAAACCCGATAACCACCGGGGCGGTCGCAAGGATCGTATTGGTTGCGGCGGTGCCCGGCGTCACAAAATAGATCGCCACCAGCGTACCGCCGGAGTTCGGCGTAGAGTTTAGCAAGGTGATGTTCCCTTGCGCCTTGTCCCAGCCGCCGTTGCCGATGATGCAGCCCAGCACGTCGTCGGATACCTGCTCGCTCAAACCGGACAGCCCCGTATAGGTCTGCGTAGTGGTTGTTCCGTCCGAAGTCTTGATGCTGTACGCGGTGCCGCCCCAGGTGGAGGTCTGGGCCTGATAGAAATAGTACCCGGTCTGGATGCGCGAAAAGCACACGGCCTGTTCGTTGAAAAACGCACTCAGCACCGCCACCTTCCAGATCACGGCACCCGTGGAGGAATTGACCTTGACGATGTACTGCTTGTTGGTGACGGCATCGGTGGTGCGCACCTGCAACAGCAAATGGCCGTCGGTCGCGTCGTAGGCCGGGCCGCAGAAGGCAAAAATCGTGGTCCATGTTGCATCGAAATCCGTGGGCACATAGGTCTTGATCGTGGTTGTGGTAATGAACCCGTTGGGCGTGGTCCACGTCGCAGGATCGTAGTTCTCCGCGCCGCTCGCGATCACGGTCTTGCCGAGTTTGTACGGCGGGCCTGACGCATGGGTTTCTGCCGTCCAGTATGCCGTTGCGCTCGATGCAGACTGCGGGCCGGCGCAGACGCCGAACGAACCGTCGCTGGTGATGTCTGTCTGATGGCCCCAGAAACCGAAGTGCCCGGCCGGATAAGCGGGCGGATCGGCACGCAGGACCGTAATATGGCTATTGGTAAAGCCGCCCTGCACCAGCCAGTGCGTCGAACCCATCGTCAGATACGCCTGGGAAATCGGGTAGGGCGATCCGGTGGGAACGTCCGCTGGATAGACACCCCATGAATCGGTAACGCTCCACGGCGAGCCGGACGGATCAACACGGACATAAGCGCCGGGGCCGGTCGAGTGATCGTTGGTGGTCCACATTTTCCCGTCTGGCGACAATACCGTGTTGCCGTTCAGAACGCCTGGATAGACGCCGAGCGCGGACATGTCCTGCCGCGAAACGAATGCGCCGGAACTGAAATTGAACTGCGCGCAGACATTGCCGCCATCGTATTCGCCGATAATGTTGGTGCTGCCGGGCGCCGCCGAACCAAGCCAGGCCACAATATGCGGCAGCGGATCGGAATAGCTCTGTACGGCTGGCTGGGTCAGGAATACAGGGTCGGCGCCCGTACCCGGCAAAACGAAATTCACTCCGCCGGAAACCGATTCGAGAAATGCGAGTGTAAACAGCCCGTCACAGGCCCCGAACGGCACTGTCACCGACCCGTTCGTGGCGACGACATAATCCCCGCAATCAAGCCCGGCGATATAGA